ACTAAACGTATCCTTCGTGGTGCTTGTGTATGCTGTAGCAGGTTCGTTACCTAAATATGGCATCTATAAACTCCTACGTTGATGTGTCTATCTCAAGAATACTCAAGATTGCATCGACCGACGATGCTGTATCCGACACGACTCTAATCTCATCGTTATGTTCCATAACAACCTTTTGATCCCCACCAATCGGGATTAACGCACCACCGCTTGGTATCGGTGCGTCCTTGATAATATGGATTGTATCACCCGCTTGTGTATTAAGCGTTACAGTTACCGTAATTTGTGAACCTGTAACGTTTGCCAGAGCCAAACCAATCGCTGTGGTTTGTATGTCTAACAAAACTGAATAGCCACCAACCGCCGTAGCCGTGGTGCCTATACCTGCTGAAATTTTTCGTTTGAATGTATTTGTTGCCATCTAACTACCCTAACGCAATTGATAATGCGACAGCAGTACCCGCCGCGTCTACATTTAACCCTGTATGGGCTTTCGCCTGTGCAGTAGCATCTGCCATGCTCAAGTCCGTTAGCCCTGTCGCTATCCCACCTGTAATTTCAGGGTTTGACATTGCCAGAGTGTCACTTACACTTATCACATTTGCCGTTGCTCCGCCACCGTCTCCGTACAAAATGCTAACTTTACCGCTTCCGGGCACCGTTACATTGCTGCCACTGCCCTGAGTCACGATGATATTACGATCAGACGTTAACGAATTTTTGATAAAAAAGAAAGCCTGTGTTGTATTTGGTGCGATTGTCAGCGTTACATCACCACCTAAATCACCACCGTCTACAAACTCAATAACACGATACATACCGTCTGAGGCATTGCTCGATCCAGAAGATGGAGAGCTTGGACGCACAGTAAGAGTCTCTGTTGTACCTGTCATCGTGATGGATTTGTATCCAGCTAACCGATCAAAGATATCAAAGTTAAGGTTTGTGGTCGTACCCCATGTACCCGATTGTTCACCAGTGCCCGGCTTTTCAATCGCAAAGTTTGTTGTAAACGTACTCGCCATATAATTCTCCTATGCTACGTCTTTCCACACTGGGTTTTGTAGTCGATCACCGGGTACAAATCCACTAGGTGCCGCGTCAGGGTCTTTATAAGACGGACTCGACAATGGATCGCCGGGCTGCGTACCGGGTACAGGAGGCTGAAAATTCGGAACTTGATCTGGAACAACTTGACCATATACTCTAACAATTCCTTTACTTCCCGTTGCCTCAACGCCAGTTACGATAGCATCTGCGTTTGCTTGTACCGTTACATTACCAACATTTGTGCTACTAGACAATCCCGTTGTTACAAACTCTACAGAAATACCCGCAACAACGGTGCCGACTTGACCGCTGGCGGAATTTTCGACAAACGCTCCATCCATGTTTACAGAAACATTCGCCGCCGCATCAACGGTAGCCGTGCCGACCTCGCCAGTAGCTTCAGATCCTGTGACCGCTACGCCAGCCGCTGCGTCTATCGTAACGCTACCAACTCCGCCTGTGGCAGAAATACCTGTCTGCGGTACGTTTGCCGCGCCCTGTACAGTAACCGAATTAAGCACACCCGTGCCAGCAGATCCCGTGACTCCGACATCTGCGTTCGCAGCAACCGTTACGCTACCAACCGCACTTGTGGCTGCAAGCCCCGTTTCTGGGACAATCGCATCACCGCTAATTGTTGGAGAACCAACCGCACCAGTCCCCGCAGACCCAGAAGCAGCAACGTTTGCTGTACCTGTAACGGTGACTGAATCGACAGAACCTGTAGCAGACTCACCCGTTACGCCGACATCTGCGTTTGCTGCAACAACAACCGTGCCTACGGCTCCCGTGCCAGATATACCTGTTTGTGGAACATTTGCGTCACCTGTCATGGTGACTGTGCCTACGGCTCCTGTACCAGCAGAACCTGTAACACCTACATCAGCCGCAGCCGCAACAACAACTGATCCAACCGCACCTGTTCCCTCAGAACCCGTAACGGCTGTATTTGCTTCCGCTACAACCGAAACAGAGCCGACGCCACCTGTAGCCGTCAGCCCTGTCTCTGGAACATTAGCTTCCGCAACGACAGAAACAGAGCCAACCGCACCTGTTCCTGCCACTCCCGTGACAACCACTGGGAGGGGTTCGCCCCAACTATATTGGGACCATGTACCTCTACCCCAACCCGAAATCGCTGTCATCGGATTTTACCGTTTAGGCGATACGGATAATAGCGTTACTCGCGTCCGCTGTTGGAAATTGAATAGTAAAGTCACCAGCAGTGGATGTCTTATCACCACCAAACGCCAACACAATAACAGCATCTGTTGTACCTGAACCACCCGCTGTTGTGGTGTTGTAAATCAATGCACCGTTTGCTGTGATTGTCGCCGTTGAAAACGTTAAATCAGCAAAATCGGTGAACGCTGTTGTGCCGCTTGTGCTAGGATCTACTCTTGTAAGAGTATCGCCACCAGCAGAATAACCTGTACCACTAACTTCGTTTGTAGTCGAGTAATCAGTAGTAGCCGCGCCTAGAGTTGCGGATGAGGTATATAGGGCAAGCTTAAAAGTATGCCCTCCTGAGTTTTTAAAGTTGTGTCCTGCTTCAAGAAGTTCTTGCTTGAAAGAGGTGCACATTGCTTGCGTGATCGCCATGTCATAATCTCCTTATTGCGTCAGCCAGTTCTGGATGCCCTGCATCTATAAGGGCATTATACACGGTTGTGCGGTCACTGCGAATAGCTTCACGCATATAAAATGCAACCACCTTTTCCATGTGTTTTTGGAACGCTTTCGCTTGATCCCGTATAGCAGGATGGGCTGTATCAGATACACTAATCAGCTTATCAACGCAGCGTTCTGCAACTTCATCAGGGGTAAACCCTCGATTTTGTGTTGTTTGTACATTGACGATTGGATCGTCTGGCACATTAAAATCTAACTTAAACATTACGTTTTGTTCCTAATAACCTTACCCACACGGTAATCTTGTGTGGTTTCCTTTGCTTCACCTAGCATTTTAAGACCTGTTAAAGCTTCAGTAAACCTTTGATTGTACTGCGCCATAATATCTGGCTCACCCTTCATAAAAATATATGCTTCTACCAATGAACCATACAACAAAGAAAGCTCTGCGTTTTCACTCAACCACGATGTAGCTGTACCTGCCCCTGACGTTAAACTAGCAGGTCTAAACATATACTGAACTTCAACGTCATAAGCAGCATCAGGTGTCGGAGCTAAAATAAAGTTACCCACGTCAAACTGAGCGTAGTATCTTGGTTTACCTCGAACAGTGTAATCTGGATGAAAAGTTTCAACAAAAGATAAATCCTTAAACTCTAGATATTCTTTTGCGTCATCTCCCGCAGCACTGTTATAAATACTTAAAGAAAACGGGGCTAGGAAATCACTGGGCGCACCAAGATACTGATTGCCAGCAGCCATAACACCAACTTGATTTCGCATAAATAAATTTAGTTGCACATTTTTTAGTATGCGCTCTTCAGCAGCCCTGATAAAGATAGGAAGATTGTTTACGAAAGTCGTCTCCGAGTTTTCCGTATAATCTTGAATTGCTTGTTTTAAACCGTCGTAAGTAAAACTCATGGTGTGTTCGCTTGGCCTCCCATACCTGAATGGTTGGTACAATAGTAATACAATGTTGGGGCACCAGCCGCTACAGTTATTTCTGTGTACGAGCCAAGACTACCCGGAGTTCCGACAGTCACCACACCCGTGGTGTAAGCTACACCTCCGCCATGTGTGCCGTCAGAAGTTGTTGAGAAACGCAACGGATGCCCACTATTACTAGAATCGCTCTGGTCAAAGTGGTATATATTCCCCTCTAATAAGTTCATCGTCGCTTGAGGTGTGCCATTGATATAGTAAACATTACCGCTGCCCGGGTTGGCAACACTTACATAGAACGTTGTAACGTTGGTAGATAGCGACACAGACGCTACGCCACCAGTAGCAACCGAACCTGTAAGAGCTTGGTTTACTGTCGCTGGAAGCTGAACAGTTACAGTTCCAACACCACCCAAAGCTTGGGCACCCAACGTTTTAGGTAAAAATACTGTCACCGTTCCGACAGAACCTGTTGCTAAAAGATCATTATCTTCAATCAATCCCGGTAACGACTTAAAACCAACAGGATTAAATCCATATTGGAAAGCTCTTTGCTCAGATAAATTTGTTTCTGGCCTAGCGTTTTGTAATGCTTGCGGTTCCTGTCCAACGTTAAGAGGAAACAATTGAGGGTGCTTTGACTCGAACTCATCAGGCCCCACGAGAAGACCATTCCACTCACGCTTCATCTCCCTTAGACGATAGCGACGACCAGAACGATCTGATATTCCCCATGCTTTTTTACCTGATGCAAACGCCATTAAACCCTCAAGTATTGTATGCTAGGTTGGAGTTTGAGAGGTGTTCTATCCTCATCTTCATCCGCTGCACGTTGGAACTCTTCCTCATATACAGATTTAAGAAGCTGAGTTCTGTCCAACGCCCGTTTCATAGACAGGTAATACGCTAGTCCAGCCACCATGCAAGGATAGAAACGAAAAGGCAGATCAGTAGTATTAGTAAGAGTATCAGCATCTTCGATTCGTTGCACATAGTAATAAATCAATTGGTCTGTAGAGTTTTCTGGTGTAGGCCAGATATTCATAACAGGCGTAATTTGTCTGTCAAAATAAATCTGGCTAGGGCGACCTTCTGTAGTTTTTGCAGGTAACGTAAGGTACTCTCCTCGACTAATCTTCTGCATCTCAAAGTCTGTACCATCACGCCGCAGAACAACCTCTAAAAGATCCACCACATCTGCTGTAAGCGTTTGCTGAGATTGACCTTTCGTTAAGGTAATCGTGCCCTGCTTTACTGTCCACAGATTTAATCCACGGTTTGCCCAATCTGCAAACATCAGGTTCATAGACCGACGAGCAGTCTTGGCATCGTATCCGGTGCGAACTTCTATTCCACACCGTTCGTATGCTTCCTCGATAATATCAGCTACATCGAGCTCGAAGTTTCTTGAACCTGAAGTTGCCATTAGTGATCAGCCCCGTTCTTTAAACCAGACACCTGCACGTTAGTATTGCAGCCACCGACCTTACCGCCGTGACCAAACTTTATTTCTCCACCGCGCATCATCTTTACCTTGCCGCCTTTTTTGAAACCTTCAACACCGCGACCTTTCAAGATGTCTTTCTTTGTGACTTTACCGTCACCTGTTAGATCAGGAAAACTCATTTCTTAGCCTTTACCTTTCCGCCGCGCATCATCTTTACTTTGACTTTGCCACCACGCATCATCTTCTTTTTGCCTTTTACAGCACCACCACGCATCATCTTTACTTTCTTTCCACGCATCATTCCCGGCATTTTACACTCTCCTTTTTCTACGAGCTAATATGTGATTTTGATAGTCATCACGGTCATAATTTGTATAGTATCCTAGTTTTTCCAATTTTGCAGCAGCATTTTCTAATTCTGTCCATCTCTGCACAAATACTATTGCTTCATCTTTTAGATACGCCAAAAGCCAAACATCTATGTCTGCTGCTATAAAAAACCTATTTAAGGCCATGCATTCCTGTTCTAGGTGTTCATAGTCTTGTTCGTATTCGTAATCAAAAAACATCGTAACTTTGTTTCCTGATCGATGAAACCTAGAGACTTCCTGTAATACATCAGGCCATAAGTTGTGAGTAATAATTGTTTTTACTTCACCTTTATCAAGGGCTTTCAAAGCATACGGACACGCAGCTACACCATTGTTGTAGTCCGTAGGCTTTGCTAGTTCTTCTGCCCATTCACGAATCAAAACACCCTCACTAATCCGCCAGAAGCTTTTTTGTTCTTCCAGCTAATACGCTTAGACGATTTCTTTTTCTTTGCCGCAGAAGTACATTGCGCCATGGTAGGTCTACAAGCCGGATAACTTCTGCGTTTTTCTCCCTTCTGACGACCACAAGGTTTGCCTGTTTTACAGTCAACCCAGCCTTTGCCGTCGTTCTTTCCAAACCATTCGCGAAGAGAGTTTTTCTTTGCCATTATGCAAACTTTGTTCTTTTACGTCGCTCGACAACACCGCAACCAGAAGCAATCATGCCGCCCGGAGCGTATCTGTTTCGTGCTGGACGTTTTGGATTATCCACTGAAAGCACCAAGCCTCCAGTAGCTTTCTTTTGTTTATTACCCCAGTTCTTTGCGCCAACTTTACGACACTTAGAAAGTGCCCCTGAAGCGTATGCGCTGGGCCAAACCTTGTATCGGCTTTTTACTTTGTGATAACAAGCGTCTTTTTTTGACTTCTTTTTTGCCATTAGTACGTCTCCGAGGTGACTTTGATACTTGGAACGGTATTTGTCCACGACTTATCAAGGCTAAGTTTCCTTTCTGACAATGCTTCCACTGACTGAACTAAGTGGTCAATCTTTACATCCATGACCTCTGTTCTCTTATCTACACTAACAAGTGTAGTAATCATCCAGACAAGACCAACAGATGAAAGGGATAATCCCGCGCCCCAAAATAGAAGTTGTACGTTCTTATCCACTTTATTCACCACATCTTACAGGACCAGTATTTGGCCTTTAGTTTATCCAGTGTGCCTTTGTCACAACCATGTCTTGCACGAAATGACTTACGACGTTTGGGGTTGGACTTTTTGATGGTCATATTAGCATCGCCAAATCTGACAATCTTTTCCTTGCCCTTAGAACAAGCTTTCACAACAAACTTCTTACCACCAGAAACCTGACGTTTAGGCTTGTTGCACTTCATCTTAGACTTGTCGATCTTAGCCATTACGCCAACCCAACTTAGACGTCGTCAATTAAAGCCGCCACTATGCATGTTGCCGCCGCGTTGCTTGAACCATCATGACCAATTGCATGAATGTTTTCTACGGTTGTATTTGGTAACCGTGCGAAAAAAGACTCATTTGGACTGATCTTTACAGCGTCCGCAAGAGTTGCTGCTGCGGTGCCGCCATCAAAGCAAACATAGATATCGTTAGCTGCATCCGTATTTTTTATGTACAGAAACTCAACTATATCAGTACCTGCTGTTATTGCTGTTGGTGCAACGTTAGCATTTACTGCGGTATAGTCAGTGAAATAACCCGCAATCAAATCTGTGCTTGAGGATGTAACACTGGTTAGTTTGTAATACCACTTGTCGTTCGCGTCTTTTGGCGAAACAGTGGTGGTGGCTTCGATAGTTTTGGCTATCTCGTCCGGTAGAACTGTAGTCTTCATGACTACTGTAGCTGCGTCAGCCATGTTTTATCTCCTTTACACTCACCCGAAGAATCCGGTTATCGAGGTGATGTTAGTTAGCGTTACATGGCAATCATCCTCAAAGATAATGCCATGATCAGGTATCGTTACTTGCGTGTCATCCGAGGTGTTAAACACCATGTCTAACAACGTTGCTCCACCGCTACCGTTTTTGAAAACTACTTGAGGGGACCCGCTTGTAGCTGTCTTCACATAGAAAGACTTCAAACGAGTCCTGCCTGTATGTAAGTTTCCAGTGGCAGTAGCTGTCTTTGCAAATATAGAAGCAGCCATGTGTTACCTCCTCTAGGCGTTGTTAATGCCTTGGATGTATTCGACTGTTACATAACCAGCACCTGTTGATCCTGCGGAGAAGTCTATAAAGATCGGAAGATCAGCAGAACCAATGTCTACCCAAGTATCCGCGTCTGTAATTGTTCCAGAAGAACCAAGTTTAATTACATCGGCTGCTGTACCTGCGGCTAGCGCAGTAAACAATTCAGTAGAGGTGGAACTTGTACCCATGCTAATATTTGCCGCTGCACATGCAGTGGTGATATAAATACTTATTTCCATGATTTGACTGTTTGCAGGAATAACAATTCCTGTGTCCGCAGCAGTAGTAGACTGTGTCCAAGACGCTGTTTGCGCCATCTTAACAAAACCTACGTTTGCTTTATCAGAACCTACAGTTGTGCCTGTAGTATCCTTAATTGTCCCAGCTTTGATAGGACCTGAAAAAGTTGTTGTACCCATGTTGATCTCCTGTCTGGGTTAGTCAGTGACCCCATGTCACTGTCAGGGATATCAACACTATACCACAGGAAATATAAAAAGAAAGGGGCAACCGAAGTTGCCCCAGTTATTCAGGGAGGAAGGTAGGCATGAAATGCTACCTCCTCTACTGTAGCATAAATTATGCGCCGGGTGAACCGAATACACAGCGTGGGTCTGAAAACCCAAAGCTGTAACGCTCACGAGCTTTAAAGCGCATGTTGCCTGTATCGAAATCGGCCTCCATGTTTGTAGACATTGGAGTTCTTTCGAAATGGATTAATCCACGAGGTGCATCAGTCAGAACGAAGAATGCATCTGGGTCCGTTAGGAAGTCATTAACGGCATAGCCGCTTGGTAACATTCCCATAGAACGCAGTGCGTTTACGTCGTTGTCTGCTGTACCGACACGCAAGTTAGATACCATCAAACGTTCAGCAACAAACTGTAGCTGACGCGGAATGATTAACTTTGTGCCTCGTAGAGCAACTTTAAGACCACGCTCATCAACAAAACCTGCGATATTGATCAAGGTATCTTCAAGAGATGTCTCGTTCAAATCAGCAGCAGTTGCTGGTGTGTTCGATAGCGTACCACCTGAAGTAAGTGGGTGGTTAGTTGCACAAAGAGCAACGCCATCGCCACCTGCTGAAGCACCACCTGTAAAGGCGTTGTTCAAGATAGCAGCAGCTTTAACCTGCTTTGTGTGTGCCATCGAACGAGCCAACGCACGAGTATAACGCGAACCAAGACGATCATAAAGATTGTCTTCGACTGCTTCCTCAGTAATTGAGAATGCAAGTGCGATAGTCTCGTGGTTGTAACGAGCAGTGTATGCTTCGTTAGCGTCGTCAAAATTTACAGCAGAACCTTCCTGTTTAGTCGGTGCTGCTCCGAAACCACTCAACATTACTTCCTCTTCGAATGCTCGATCAGAAGATTCTGTTGT